GATGCACTGCCAAGTGCATCCCCCGGGGAAAGAAATCCCCCAGGATAACTCCGCTCCAGTCGAAACTGGAGCGGTCGGTAAGCTCAGATAGGCCGCGTTGGCCGTCTGTTATCTTACCGATTTTGGCTATCCCCCACAAGGCCGATCTCTCGGCCCCCTCATCCCTTTAAAAGGATGAGTACCAACCAAGCTTAATGCCGACGCGCTTGGGGCGTCCAGAACGCTCTAGGTGCTTCTCGTCATTACTCCCGGTTGGTAGCCGAGAGGAAGTCGACTGGAAATTAACGAACCCAGTCCTTACATCTAGCTGCGGCAACAGTTGAGATGCAAGGTTATGGGTTACGTGACCAGTCGACGTGCCAGGCCGGTAACAGGGAACTGTGTTGACATAGCTGTCAACTTCCCTTACGTAATTACCGGTCTCTAGCTTGAGTAAGCACTTAAGCAAGGCACCTTCTCCCTCCAGTATATCTACTGGAGGTTTGGCCTGCACAACATAGCCCCGAACTTGAGGGCTATGCAGGAGAGGATGCATACGATCGACCTGATAAGGCCGAAGGTATGCCTCCTTGCCTAGCACTGGTGAGTTTGGACCCACAGTCGGAAAATATTTCAATATTTTCGTCAGTAGGGTATCCAACCACCCTGCCGTATCGATGAGTCCAGCGTGAAATAGCTGGTTCCTCAATGAAACGGTAGAGATCAAACCAGTAGCGTCTGCCGTTGTGTAAGGTAACGCTTGCCGGACACGAACAATAGAAACGTCGTGTCCATTAAAGTATTCCTTACCACAAGACTCTCTGAACCTTCCGGTCCAGAAAGACTTGTCCAAACCAACTCGAGCACCAAAATGTTCGAGAGTTTGTACAACGGTAGTCACATGTTCTACGGGGACAATCAAGTCGTCACCGTAGACACGCACCGAGCCCAAGAAAGATTTTATATCTTTCTTGGTCAGTGGTTTGTTGAGCGATTTCTGTATTCCAAGAAAGATCAAGGTCGTGAAGACCATGGCCTCTACAGGAAAACAGAGCGCTGAACCCATAGACGCGTACTTGGCTAATCGGATTCTTCCGAAGCCAGGCACGTCAGCCCGCCTAGAGCGTGTGGCGTCAAAGGCCTCTTGCAAAGAAGGCCATTGACTAACCATTTCTCTTACGAGCTGGTTCGAAACACGATCGGAAGCATCACTCAAATCGAGTGTTGCTGTTCCTTTATCAAGGGAACCTTTGCGAGCAAGGTCCTGGTTAGGACCCTGGTCATCAAAGCCGATAAGCCCACGTAGGAGTTCATCCCTATTGTAGGCTACGAGGAAGCTTCGGAGCAAAGCCTGCTGCATATATTGCATGCAGGTCGGCTCTACAGCGATTATCCTAGGTGTTTTGAGTGTCTTAGGAACTGAGATAACCCTTACGGGCATCTCATCTCCGGGTTCGAGGACAGTCACCTGATCCAAGCTACCGTAAAAACGGGCATTTGGAAGAAGGTATCTATCAAGGGGAAAGACCCGAGATAGTCTTGTCGTCCAAGTACGCTGATTGTACTTACCATTACTGGTAAGACGATCAGCTGTAGCACCTGGACCATGTTTAGGAAGAAGCTCTCCATAATGGACATCTCTATCCATTTGTTGGAAAACTTCACTAAACAAGAGATTCGACATATTACGAAAATCAGTCAAATCATTTCTACTGATCTTCTGGTCGAACTGACGGACGTCCTGCTCACACTTGACATACCCTTCCATCGCTTTCCGAACTCTTGCATCACTGCAAGGCAGGGAAATCTTGCCAAAGGACAGCGTTAGCTGTCGGATAGCGAAGATAGCATCGATGGAAGGATCATCAAGCAACAAACCACTTCTCCGGTCGAACACACGGCTGAAGAAACCTCCTAGAAATAGGGGGAGACTTCCTCTTCCTTTAGAAAAGGAAGAGTTGGTGCCGACCTGTCCTTGATCCATCCACTTTTGGGTGGACTTCCCAAGTTCAGGTAGGACTATCGTTAGAAAAGATAGTCCCTCATGTTCGAACCGCCTTCTGACCGTATTAATGTCAGAAGTGGCGCTAGTGCAGCATAAGATGGCGAGTTCATCTGCCATCTTGATCCAGAGTGACATAAGGCTTTTCAAAGTCCCTCCTCATAGAGGTTAACTTTCCATAGCACTATGTCATTCACCATTGAGATTGCTGTTGATTAGATACCAACAGCCAAGGCCCTTACAAAGCCTAGCTTCATCTCAATGACCACATAGGAACGCACGAATGCGTTACGGGACGGTGATCGAGTGTAGAGCTGCTTTCAAGAGGTTGTAACTGTCCTCTGAAATAAACACTCGAAACACGTAGAAGAACTGGACGCCCATGGCTACCAGAAATATCGCGACCTTTCGGCCGAGATAAACCTGAAAAACCAGGGCGTCTTTTTGTTCTTCAACTGCTTCGTCCAGTTCTTGCTGTAGGACTTCGGTTCCAGCTTCCGACCTAGGTAAAAAGGTAGGAACACGAACCTTAGCCCGTACAGCAAGACCCTGTTTACGACTCACCCGCTAGAAGTTTAGTGATGAGCGTATCCGAGGACGCCGAAAACTGGGTCTTAAACCCAGTATAGACGGCGAGCTGTTCTGCAGCCGTATAACCAACCGGCGGGACGTCAAAGACGATGTAAAAACTCATCGATACCTTGACGTTTTCCGCAGGAAGGAACGGATCAGCAGTCAGCTTCGAGTGGTTGACCCGAAGCAGATGCCTTGTTCGCTTACCCACATCGTGGGAAGCGAGCATCTGGATCAGACCAGTTGCATCCTGATAGGTGGTCTCATCACCCAAGGTAGAAACCTTGGGAAGCGATGAGGTCACCGCAGAGATGGTAATGGTCTGCGGATCTGCGAACGACATGTGCATCACTCCTAGGACTGAATGGTAAGAGTTCAGCCCCAATGGCTGTACTCAGTGGAGCCACACATAGTTAGCCTCGGCTAAGGCCGAGAGCAACTATAATGGCCTTCTGGCGAGACGTGAGTGACTCAAAGCTCACGTCAAACCCGTATGGTGATGCCTTTGCCCGCCTTTTAGTTTCCAACTGAAAGGTAAGGGGTGAGGCAAAGACGGTACCGTAAGGTTTAAACCTTGTCGGACCGTCAAGATGATATGTACTCTCCTGGAGCGTATGCTCCATGATGTAACCATATCTCATCACCAAGCCATCGGTGGACCAATCCGAGAGATTCGAAATGATATCTCCCGTGTTGGAAAACCAATCGACGGCCCACGACCAAGGCCCTATATTCCAGAGCGTATCAGGTGTCAAGTCAAGTCCAAGTAATGGACCGGCTTGTGCATTCACCCTAGTCAACCAATTACGGCTTTTGTAGCCGGTTGGAAGATGATAGGTGAATGAGCCTGAAAACCACGTTTTACGATAAAACGTGTCTGTTCTGTACAATAGGGGATTGGGCTTACTAAGATCCCACTGAGCGCCATCGTAGTCGTTATTGGACATCCATTGTCAACTACGAGGGCCAATCAGTGTCGTCGTTTCAGTCTTCTCTACAGGGAACTCATAGCGTCGTCGAACCGCTTGTCCGGAGTTACGTTCATAAGCTTCAATAAGCTTATGAGCGTTAGCTAGAGCGTAACTTGCGTTACGCACATCGCTGACAAGTGGCAACCAGCCAAACTCGTAATTGAGATATTCCTGACCTGCTGCTTTCTTAGCAGCTTTGGTCTTGGATTTCCAGAGGTGCGCCCCAATTAAATGGGGCAATCCCTCTCGAACAGTCTCAGAGACGGTTGTAGCCAGGTCTGCGACGTTGTTGGTGGGTTTACATCTCGCAATAGCTGTAGCCCCCTGAGCAGTCAAATTCTGACCAGCAAAGGTAGGATAATAGCTATCAAGAGGTGCGACAGCGAGTATTGGTCCGTCATATTTCAGACGGCACAACAAACCGCTGTCAGAGCCAACGTTATCCAGATGATGAATGCGCATGCCATCTTTGGCAAAGCATCTTTTCTTCTGGTTAAAGAAGGCACCACCAATATCTTCGTTGCCATGACCGATAAGGTCCTGGCGGTTTCGAAGACTATGATTCTCGTCGGCTGTAGTTTCCCGACCTCTGAAAAGGGACCTACTCGCATCCCATTCAGGCACAGATCTAGAATAATCGTGTACTAACACGAAATTCGAGCCTGTTCCTGAATAGTCGAAGTAGGCCTTCAGATCCCATCCACCAATCTGACTGTACCAGTCAGTTAGTGGACGGGTTCTAGTTCTCGTAATTGTAGTCATAACAATTAGTTGAACTCCTTTCAGAGTCTGTAGAGTGTGGTACGGATCTATT